TACACGGCAGTACCCCGCGCCACCTGCGCCACCAGCACCACTATTGCTACCATTATTTCCACCGCCACCGCCACCGCCACCAGAACCAAATGTTCCACCAGCAGCACCATTTCCGGCTGTTCCACCAGCAGCGCATCCACCGCCACCACCGCCTTGTCTACCACTTCCAGCAGTTCCACTAGTTCCACTAGTTCCACCAGCACCGCCAGCACCGCCACCACCAGTTTGATTAGCGCCACTACCGCCAGCACCACCAGCATAAGTAGTTCCTGAAAAATAACCGCCGCCACCCCCGCCGCCGGGACCCCCTTGGAATGATGATCCGCCATCGCCCCCAGTAACAGCACCGCCTCCGCCTCCGCCAGCGCCGCCATAACCTGATGCGCCTGCTGCTGTTTGTATACCGCCATAGTTCCCGCCACCACCACCACCAAATGCACCACTTAAATCAGAAGTATTTGTATCTTTAGGTTGCCCACCATCAGCAGCAGAACCCACACTTAAAGCCCCGCCACCACCACCACCGCTTGTAGGGAATCCACCAGCACCATCAACACCACCTTGCCCACCACCACCTCCATAAGCCGTTAAATAAGAAGCAAACGTAGAATTACCGCCAACAACTCCGGTGTTTCCATTTGTGTTTGTTATCGTTTGTGCTGCGCCACCGGCTCCGCCTGCCCCAATGGTTACAGATACAGTTGACGATATATCAGACGCAAGAAAAGTGCGTGTAACGTAAGTTCCACCGCCGCCACCGCCACCGCCATTTGCATTTGTACTATTTTTTCTACCGCTGCCACCACCACCCCCGCCAGCCCATAATTCAACAGTAACAGTGGTAATGCCAGCAGGTTTAGTCCATGTGCCAGACGAAGAGAAATTAGTAACCGATGCGCCGGTTACGCCGCTCCAAGAGAGTGTTCCTGCTCCGTCTGTAACCAATGACTGATTAACCGTACCATCTGCGGAGGGGAGTGTGTACGTTGTAGTTGCAGCTAAGGACGTAGGAGCTTTTAATGCAACATAGCTTGTGCCGTTATTTATGGCTTCGTTCAGTTGAAGTTCTGCGCTGGTAGTTGCTGTAGCTGGAATTAGGCCAGATGAAATAACAACAAAATCAGCACCGTCCCAAGCAACTAACGCTTTAAATCCCGCCAAAACGGATATACCTGTTGTTGGCCCAGCACCAACTAACTTAACTGCATATCCGCCCGTGGTTTTATTGATGACGACATATGCTTTGCTTTGAGCCGGGGCAGTAATTGTTTTTATACCTGTTCGTGCGCCGGTACATAACAGTACCGCATTACGCGCTTGATTAGCCGCGCCGTTAGTTGTGGTTAGCGTAACGTCTGCATCGGTGCTTAATGTCGTTGTGCCAGCAATAGCAGAATCAATCAGGCCAGTAATAGCGTCATTGACCGTTGTACCCCACGTACCGGACAAGTCCCCTGTAGTTGGCAGTGCCAGACCAAGAAGCGGTGAGAAATTAGTTACTGCCATGAGTTACTCCAGTGCTTGGATTTGGGCTGACAGGGCAGCAAGCTGCGCCATCAGTTGTTCTTTTGTTGGTGCGGGTGCTAGGGTAGGTTGAGGAATTGGATCAGGCTCAGTAAAGTTCGTGCCGTCATACTTCCAACTAATACCTACCGCTTTGTTGTTGATGTAAGTAGGAAACTCAACAAGCCCATGCTCCGCAGCAAAATCTGCGTCAGCAACAATGACGTTTGTGATTAGACCATTTTCTATTTTTGCGTAGCCCATGTTATCTCCTTACCAACTGTAAATTCTTGCGTAACCTTTACCACCAGCGCCACCAGCGCCGGAGCTAACGCCGTTGATAGACGCACTACCTCCACCGCCTCCTCCACCACCAGCACCACCAGCACCACCGTCTGCGCCAATGAGCGTAGCATTTGCGGTTCCACCGCCGCCACCTGATCCTGACCCATAAGTAGTTTGCGTTCCGGCTGTTCCGGGGCGACCTGCTGCGGGGCCAGTTCCAGCGCTGTAACTGCCGCTTTTGCCACCTGCACCGCCGCTACCTGCGGAATTACCCGTAGTTATACCGCCCCCCGCTCCACCACCACCGCCGCCAAATAATGAGCCGCCTCCAGTTCGCCCAGTAACGCCAGTATCACTTCCCGCCCCGCCACTGCCGCCACCCCATTCAGCACTACTACCTGTTCCGTTTGCATAATTTGTTCCGGCGGCTCCTCCGCCGCCAGTATTGTTGAATACTGAGCCACCTCCAAATGAGGATGCAGATGGGAATCCTCCGTCATTAGTGCCAAAAGTACCAGCATTACCGGCACTGCCACTACCTCCACCGCCGCCCCCCGAAGCAGCAGCAAAGTTATTGCCGTAAATACCATATCCGCCACCATAAGCAGTTAAATACGCGCCAAAAGTTGTATTGCCACCAGTAGCTCCAGAGCTTCCGTTTGTATCATTAGTCGTTACTGCTGCACCACCAGCGCCGCCATCTCCCAAAGTTACCGTAACAGTAGATGTAAGATCGCTGGCTTTAAACAAATACCTAACATGAGCACCGCCACCACCACCGCCTCCAGCGCCTCTAACCGTACTACTTGCGTATCTAGAACCAGAACCACCACCACCGCCAGCGCCCCATATTTCTACTTCAACAAACGTGCAGCCTGTTGGTTTAGTCCAAGTGCCTGAAGATGTGAATTCTTGTAAATTAGCTGCAACCGCCCCCGTTGCCCAAGTAGGTGCAGCAGCAGAACCTGCTGACGTTAGCACTTGACCGCTAGTGCCATAGCCCGGAGTAGAGCCAACACCAATAGCGCCCGTGGTAGCCAAAGTAACAGAAGGCGTTGTGCCGTTTACTTGAAGTTGTAGTGTTCCGTCAGTGTTTCCGGTGCTTACTAGCGCCGTGCCTGATGTTGTTCCTGCTGCAATCGTACTCATGTGATCCCCTTAAAGAACGACCCAGCGTTGACCGCTACCGACCGTAAACGATGAGCCGGAACTGATGGTTACTGGGCCTACGGACAGGCCGTTTTTACCCGTTGTCATGGTGTATGTGCCTGTTAACGTCGTGTAGTTTTCTACGACCACACCATTACCATTAGCAAACGCCGCAAGTCCCGCCGGATAAGTTACAAATACATCTTTAGTACCAGCAGAAAAATTAACCAAACTACCGCTATTACTAGAAGAAAGTACAGTTGTGCGAGATAAGGTAGTACCGGAAGATGTGTACGTGCCAATACCAACTTCCCACTCAGTGCCTGTCTGGGCAACAATAGCGTAGTACGTACTGTTTGCATTACCAATAGCAGCAAAACTCTGAAACCCTGTAGCTGCGCCAAGCAGAGTCACCGTACCTGTGCTTGTTGTGGTGGTGGTTTCCTTAACCCGGTCTTTTACAACGAATGCCATATTGTGTCCTTACACCGTCATTGCAACATTTTGCCAGTTTGGCGTCTCGCTGTCATCTATTAAAACCCAATTTGGAGTTTCACTATCGTCTATGAGCGACCAATAGAATGCGCCTACTGTTCCGACTTGACCAGCAGCTTGCACCCCTGTCAATGCTACCGTGCGGCTACCTATTCCAACTGATCCTACAGAGCCTGTAGCTGCTACACCGGTAATTGCCACCTCAAAGATTTTTACAGCTACTACAGTACCAACCGCGCCTGCCGCTCCAACACCAGTTAAAGCAATAGACCGCTCAGCTACAGTTACCGCACCAACTGCACCTATAGCTACAACGCCGGTTTCAGTTGGGTTGTTTTGCTCGGCAACATCTCCTACCGCACCAGAAGCTGCAACACCTGTTAGAGCAATAGACCGTTCGGCTACAGTTACCGTACCAACTGCGCCAGATGCTTCAACACCTGTTAAGGCCGCCGTGTAAGCAAAATCAACATTACCAACAGCGCCAGTTGCCCCGACACCTGTTAGAGCAATAAATCGCTCACCTACTGAAACAGTGCCAACAGCGCCGTTAGCCAGCACCCCAGTCTCAGTTGGGCTGTTAGTCTCTGTGACATCCCCTACTGCACCAAGCGCCCCAACCCCAGTAATTGAAGTTACTGCACCCGCTGTTACCGTACCTACTGCGCCTAACGCTTCAACGCCAGTAAGCGCAAGACTTCTTTCTGCAACCGTTACAGTACCGACCGACCCAGTAGCCTCAACCCCAGTTAACGCCACGGTTACAAGCGGCGTATAAACAACTGTTCCTACCGCGCCAGAAGCCTGAACCCCTGTAATGGCGACAACAACCGTCTGCCCCGCAAGTGAGGCAAACGGCGCTTCAGCGAATGCGGAGATTCCAAACATGGCTACCCTAGCGGGTTACCCCGCCAGTCCTATTAGGTTGTAGCCAAGCGGATCAACGCTAAAGTTGTGCTGTTTGTAGGCATAGTCAACGTGAACGTACCCGCAGTGATAGTCTGCGAACCAAAGGTATGAACGCTAACAGCCGTATTGCCTTGAGTGGAGTTGTAGAGCAACACCGTATCAAACGCGGTAGCCAAAGTCACCGTTGTGTATGTAATGCTGGCTGAAGGTGTCCAGTATGCAACGCCTGCTGTAGAAGATGAGTTAGTTGCAGTAACCGCATTAGCATTAGTTACCGTTACACCGCCAGCAGAATAGCCTGTGCCCGACACTTCGCCGGTTACGGTATACGCCGTAGTAGCCGCATTTATCGTAGCCGAAGCTAGATACAAAGCCGCTTTAAACGTGTCAGTAGTGGGGGCTGTTAAACTGCCGCGCGAAGTCAGCGTAATTGTTCCAAATTGATGTCCACCATTGAGCAGTTGCCCCATGAACGATGTGCACATTGCTTGTGTATTTGCCATGATGTTTCCTTATGTAAGAGATGCTGCTTCAGCAAACAGCGGGGGGGAAGTTTTTAAGCGCACATGCGCCGAACGGTGGACAAGTTCGCCCTCTAGCCAATACTCGACCCAAGTTGTGTATTCAACGTCATTATCAACGAAACCCTCTTTTTTCTCAAGAAGAGATTCGTCCATTTCGCCTTTGGTGGTTGTGATTAATGCCATTACGCGATCCTTATGATTGCTGTGGTGTTTGATACAGCGGGGAACTGTACCGTGAATGTTGTTACTGAAGTCTTATCCGCGCCAAAATCAAGCACGCAAACTGCTGGGTTTCCCCCGCCACTTTGGTAAATCAAAGCTCCACGAGCAGTTAACGCCGAAGTCCAAACCGCATTGTTAAACGATATGTAGGCGGTGTTGCTTGTACCTACCGTGGGAGTCTGCGCAATCGTAAGTGCCAACCCACCAGCCGTGTACCCAGAAGCCACAACCTCGCCCGTAGTCGTATAAGCCGTGGTAGACGCATCAAGTGTGGCTGCATTGGTATAGAGCGCAATGTAGAAAGTCCCTGAAGTGAAGTTGAACGTCCCGTTCATCAACCCAGTTTTAAAGCTGTTGCACGCCCAGTTGCCGGTAAAAGCCATCAACGCACTCCATTATTCTGCGGCAAAGGCGCTTGACGATACTGGCCACTGCGATACGCGTCAGAACGCTCCATACCATCGCCAAGGCGTTGTGCTTGTGCAAGGGCTTCTTTGTACTTGGCATCATATCCAGTGATGATGTCAACCTCACCCTTCATAAAGGTATATGCCTCAACCAGTGAGCCGTACAGCAAAACAGTATCAAAGTTATCGCCCAACCACGAAGTACTGGCAGTCGTAATAGACTCAGGGTAGTAGTAGAAATGAAGTTCTACCGTGTAAATTGCATCAGGTGTTGGGCCAAGAATAAACGTCAATTCATTTGTAATTGCACTACCAACAATGGCTGGGCCAAACAACGCGTAATACTTTGGTATGCCGGTATCCGTAGTTGGATTAGGGTACGCTTGACGGATAAAGTTTACGTCTTTGTTTAACAAGTACTCGTAGTTACCAGACGCATCAATCACCGCTAAAGAATACGTGGCTAGATAATCGTCAGGAGCCTTGAGGTACTTATTGCCAGACTGGACATTGCCCGTCATGTTTTTACGCAAAAACGGAAACTGCACCGTGTTATAGATGCGTTGTTCCGCTTGTTGAATAAAACGGTTAATCTGTTCGGTAGTCGTCTCTGTCCCGCCACTGGCAAGAGTAAAGTCCGGAAAAGTATTTTCCGTATACGACTGAATGGTATCGAACAGTTGTGTGTAATTCATATCAAGCCATCGGGCCTCTTGCCATCAAACCTTTAGTAGCCGCGCCAGTGCCGCGAACTTTAATACCGCTGGTTTTGACTTGCTCATCACCAGCAGCTTTGCTGATGTTGCCAACGCTCATATTAACTGTGTCGGCTTTGCTGCGGTTTGGCATAGCGCCGGGGTTAGAAGAAATACTAACAGCCTTGCCAGACATGGTGTGTGGCTTGGCATAAGCCGAAGCAGGTAAGTTATTCTTAGCCATTATTTACCCCTTGCGCTGCCGCGCTGGTTCACAACTTTAGCCATACCACGACCATACTGCTTCATCATTTCATTGGTCTTGCCGCCTTTGGCCAGCTTCAGTGATGTGCCCTTGCCACCCTTGTGTTCTTGGGTGTCGTGCTGTTTAAATGCCTTTTTGATTAAAGCAACATCTTGCTTTTTATCTGTTGCGGCTGATTCCATTTTTGCCATGATTAACTCCTTAAGTCGTTACTACGCTAACTGTACCAATTTCTACTGCCATCGCCAAGTTATTTGGGGTCAGAACCGCATCAAAACTGGACGAACCACCAACTGGATTCCAACCCCATTGAAATACTCGACTACCGCCGCCGCTGTACCCATCTGCTAACAAGCCAGAAACTTGGTAACTCAGGTCAGGACGCGGGTCACGTATCCCTTGCGGGTCGTCCACTGGGTACATACCCAACAGCAACTGCGGTTGATCTGGTTCCCAGCACTCAGGGCAAACTTTAAGGTCGTATGTCTTGGTTTTGACAACGAGCTTTTTGAGTACCGTGAGCTTGTACCGAAAGCCGCACCGGTCGCACTCGGCAATTGAGTTCTTGCCACTAGCAAACCGGTTCCCCATTATCCGCCCCCAATGAACATTTGCCTAGGCACAAGACGCAACGCGGCGCGCTCCTGATCTTCGTCAGCCGCTGTCATCCATGCCTCGTCATACTGCTGCTTCAATACCACAAGGCGCTCCATACCACCGGGCACCTTAAGCGCAATGTAATAGGCCAGCCCAGCCACCATACAGGGCACAAACCGGAAAGGTACATCCATCACATTGACACCATTACCGGCATCTTGCACACGGCGCATCCGCCAGTAGACAAACTGATATGTCTGGGAGCCGTCCGGCGTAGGCCACATCGTCACGCGAGGCACATTATTGATGTAAATCTTGGCTGTTGAGCTTGCAGTGTGCGCTGCTGCCGTCGTTCCGTTCTGTCCACGGAAACAGTTGCTCAAAGTATTGCCATCAATGTAGTTGTAGAAGATGGTTTCGCTGTCAAGGTTGATGTACCCAATGGCAGGAAGTCCAACTACGTTGGATAAAACGATTGTGTTTGCGGTAGCGTTGATGCTGGTGGACAAAACCGCTGTTGTTGGCATGATTTGGCCGTCCAACCGCTGATACCAGACCTGAATTGGCCGAGCTTGGGTCAACTTGTTTGGCAAGGTGGCGTATGTAGAGACGCTGATGCGCGTAATTGTCAAATCGGCTTGGGTTGCCGTCACATTTGCCTGTGTTCGGATGACATGGTCAAGCAAATCAACGGTGTCTGTGGGGATTGCATAGGTGTTCAAGCCTTGAGTTAGGGTGATCGTGCCCTGCTCGAACGTCCACATGTTGATACCGCGATTTGCCCAGTCAGCAAACAACAAGTTCAGCGACCGGCGAGCCGTTTTAAGGTCATATCCGGTGCGCAACTCTGAACCAGCACGCTCAAATGCCTCCTCCACCAGTTCGGTGAGGTCTAAATTAAAGCCTGCTGACCCAGAAGTTGTTGCCATTATCTAAATCCTGCCGTTTTCTTTGCCACTTTGGGTGGTTGTTTTACGAACTGCTTCCCTTTAGCTTTGCCAGCACGTTTTGCACGCGTTGTCGCAGCGTACTCAGAAGGGCTAAGAGCTTTAATTGCAGCTTCAGGAAGGTATCTTTCACCTGTTTTACTAGACGGTTTTCCACTTTTGGTTCTCCATTTTTGGTCGCCCCAGTCCTTGAGGGATTGTTGGGGCGCTTTCAATCTCGGTAACCCCCGCCAGCCGCCTTGTACTTCTTAGCTACCAATTGGGCTTTCCTTGCGGACCATTGACCAGCACCAGTACCTTGGGTAGCCGCCGCCTTGACCTGAGACACAATCTTCTTACGAAGGCTTGGTTTCGTGTAGTTACCAGCCGCGTTAACACTCCCACCCTCTTTGAACTGGGTGAAGTCAGTGTCATCCCGGCGTGGTTTTTTCACGCCTTTGGGCATTTTGGAGGGGTTGATGTCCCCCATACCGCGTGAAGGTCTCATAGATTTAGCAGGCCATGCCGCCTTTTTTCATGACAATTTGCTTGCCTTTGGTTTTGCCTTTTGTAGCAACGCCATCAGCAGCTCGAGTGTAGCCGCCAGCAGCCATTTTCTTCATTGGCATTTCTGCTTTGGCTCCGGCTTTTTTCTTAGCCATCATTGCCATAAAGCCGGGGTTCATTTTTGAAGCCATAGTATCACCACCTTTAGAAAATTTGCGGTTCTTGTCCGCGTTTGAAAAATCCTTGCCCACAGACTGCGGGACTCCTACTTTCTTGGCAAACGCAGCATTGTGCGCCACGGCTTCCATGAAATTGTGTTGTTTCTTACTTGTGCTCGGCATCATCTGCCTTCTTTTTGCGCCACAGTGCGGAAAACTCTTTGCCTGTAGCCATCTCGTAAATGCGCATGACACCCACTACTGCACCGATCAAGGCAAATAGTGGGTTAAACATTTCTAAAAACGCGCCAAACGTACTGAAGATTGCTACGAAATCCAGTACATTTTTTACGGTGTCTGTTTGTTCCGTCATACAAACCTACCCTTTGTTTTGCCTTTAATAGCACATCCATCTGCACGGCTGGACGCACTGGAGACTTTGCCACCTTGCGCTTGTTTAATTGGCTTTTTTAACATTTCTGCCTTGGTTCTCATGTCATCAAATTCAGCATCAAATGCATCGGGCTTACGCATTTCCTTTTGCTCCGCTGCTGATTGCGCATTTCTTTGGTCAAAAACGTCTTTTGACACAACTTCATTCTGGTGGGTGTAGACAGGATTTCCTGAAGCGTCTTTTGTAATTCTGAATTTATCGTTCATGTCAGCACTTCCAAGCCCGTAGGCTTTTGTTAATCCTCGAATTTGGATCCTTGGCGGTTTTTTCGCTCGTCAATTTCTTCTTCATGCCTTCCATACGGGCGCAGAAGGAGTCGCGACGTTTGCCGCCCTCGGGTTGCGGAGCTTTCAGCCCCGGCTTCCCCGGATTCGCCTTGTTGTAGGAAGCCCGACCTTTGGCGTTCAAGCCGCCTTTCTCGGATTTCCCTTCCTTGCGCGTCCATGCGGGAGATTTAGCCATAAAACGTCGTTATTTTTGCCGAAGTAGGCAGAGTTACATGAATGTCCGTGTTGAACAAAATGCCTTCGCCGGGAATGGGTAATGAAACGGGTTGTGTTCCGGTTCCAATATTAAATTGCAAACGAATCGTGCCAGAAGCACCGCCATCACGATAAATAACATCACCCGCTGTTCCGCCAGAAATGCAATGGTATGCCTTAAGGCGGTTTCGCCCAGATACCACTGTGCCAGTCGCTTCTACGTGCGCGGCCTTAACGTCATACTGCATCGTCATAATCAATCTCCTTTTAAAAAGGGGCCGAAGCCCCCTAGATCAATTAAGCCTGTGAAGGATTGGCAGAACCGTCGGAGTCACGGACAATGTACTCAACAGTGACAGTAATCGTACCGGCAGTAGCATCAGCAGTGGCTGCGGTAAAAGTGCCAAAAATGATCGCATCAGTTGTGCCAATGCTGTCATAAACACCTGAAGTAGCCGCTGCGATGGTGGCTGGAGAAGTTTGAACCGCCGAAGTACCGGTGTTAACCGTAGCCATGTACAGGTTAGCTGTACCAGCACTACCAATAGTAACGCCGCAGTTAGACGCGCCAGTCAGGGCAACATTAACTTCAAGGCCAAAGCGAAGAATCTTAGCGCCAGCAGGGAGCACAAACATCTGTTGTGCTGTGGGGCTTGCCAAAATGACGGAAGCGGGGGCTGTGTAAGTCTGGGCAACAGTAGTCGCGCCCATGTTACGGATAGTGCCAGCGGTAGTGCCAGTGGTGTTTTTAACAGTGCCCAACAACCAAGGGCCAAGGTGAGTTGCGAATCCCATGTCTATATCTCCATGCGTTGTAGCGTATCAATCTGCATGAGGTCAGCCGAGCCTGTTTGATACACCGATGAATCTCGGAATGTGTTCAATATACACCAAAAGAAAAGGGGGCACAAGGCCCCCTTTGTCTATCAGGACGTACCGGGGGAACCAAAAGCTCCCAACGGGTCAGACCAGCCGAATGAATAACGCTCACGAGCCTTGTAACGTACGTTACCAGTATCGAAGTCGCCGTCCATTTTGTTCTCCAAAGGCATACGCTCAAAATGCTTCAAGCCGTTGGGGACATCGGTCATCAAGAACCAGCCGTTGGCATCTGTCAAGAAGTGATTGACAGTGTAGCCTTCAGGGATTGAGCCGTTGTTCTTCAACGCGTTGATGTCGTTGTCGGTAGTGCCAACACGGAGGTTGGTTTCCAACAGGCGGGTAGCCACGAACATCAGAGCAGGAGGAATAATCAGCTTGCGGGGCTTTGCTGCAATCAACAGGCCACGCTCGTCTGTCCAAGCTGCGATTTGAATAACTGCATTTTCCAATGAAGTTTCGTTCAAGTCAGCGTTGGTAGTTGGGCGATTGCTGTTGGTGCCACCAGAAACCAAGGGGTGAGCAGTGCTAAACAGAGCAACACCGTCGCCGCCAACGTAGTTAGCAGAGAAGCCGTTGTTCAAAACAGAAGCTGCCTTGACTTGTTTGGTGTACGCCATAGCACGGGCCAAAGCTTTGGTGTAGCGAGCAGACAAGCTGTCGTACAAGTTATCTTCAATCGCTTCTTCAGTGATTGAGAAACCCAAGGCAATGGTTTCGTGGTTGTAGCGCGCTGTGAACGCTTCTTGCGCATTGTCATAAGCAATGGCAGAACCTTCGTTCTTGACGGGAGCAGCGGAGAAACCAGCAAGCTTGGTCTCTTCTTCAAAGCTACGCTCTGATTTCTCAGTGTCATAGATTTCTTTATGCTCTTCGCCGTAGCGGCTGTACTCCATACCAAACAAAGCATTCAGTCCGGGGAGCAACTCTTTAAGTAGCTGTGCACGTGAAATAGCCATTTTATGTTACTCCTTAAGGGATGCTGGTGGCAGCATAATACTGATGCTGACCAAAGTTAATCTTGACCAGAATCTCTGGATACTGCATGAACACAATAGTGCTGTTCAATGTAGCAACAGGAGCTTGGTTGAGAATAAAAGAGGTGGCACCGGCGGCTGCGGCGGTGTCAACAAACGACCCAGCAGAAACATAGTTTCCGTTTGAATCGAGCGATCCAACATCAGTACCAACAGGTAACGCGAAAGGCAGAGCCGAACAGGTCACAGTAGCAGTAGAAATGCTGGTGTACGTTGCCGTACCAAGAGCGACAGCCGTGTCAGTTACCAAGCCAAGCACGCGAACGGGCAGAGCAGCAGTAGTGGCAGGAGTGTCATTAGGAGCCAAGATTGCATTCTTGGAGTTGCCGGTTGCAGTGCTACCTGTATTGTTGATCATTGCCAAATTTTGGCCGATCATGGCGCGAGCGCCAGAAGCAATAGCGGTAGTAGCAGAGCAAACAACGCCCTTGAACACTTGGTCAGGATCGTCAGCAACAATAGCCACTGCATCACCAGCCGCAGTTGATGCAGGCCAGTATTGCGAGAAGGTCAACTGTTTAGTGACGGGGTTGGTGTAACTGCATCCCAAAAAGATGCCAGTTTGGTTACCTGCTGTGCCAGTAGACACAGACAGACGGACGATTTCACCACGAGACAAACCTACGTAATCACCGTAGAAAATGTTTGTGGAATAACCGTTAGTGATCGGATAGTTACGAGTAGAACCCGCAAATACCTGACCTCCGATCAAGTTGATCGGCTTTAGCCCGTAGGGGGCATCAATCACCGGATAAGCCATTTAAGGACTCCTTTATTTAGAACCTGTACCAAATCCGCTTCCGCGACTGGTTGAAGACTTTCGGTCAGCAAACAGAGGCATACGCGGGTCATTGTTTCTCATGAAGTGGTTGTCCACTGAATCCATCTGGTTCTGCGCTTGCGTGTCGTAATACTCTTTCATGGCCATGAGTTTTTCGGTTTGGATTTTGCAAAGCATCAATCCACCAATTTCCACATTACCGTTAGCACTACCTTCAAGCATCAGTTCTGGATGGTCTGCTGCCTTCACTGGAACCCAGCCATCCCGCATCTTGCTAGACACATTGGTTGGCATTGTCTGTCCCAAGACATGAGTCGCTATGTAGCGATACTCCCATCCGGGTTCAGGGGTAGGATCGGGCAACGCACTCGAAGGTTTATAAACGTATCGAGTTGATTTTTCGCGTGACACATTGTCACGGGGGTTACGGTTTTCAGCCATTTTGATTCTCCAGTTTTAAAACTTCTGCAACATATTTCTTAGGGTCAAGGTTGTACTTTTTAATTAACGCAGCTTGTGACGGCGTTAACTGCACTTTCCTTGTTCCTGTGGAACGTGATGCAGGGGCCACCACGGATGATGGACGCCTTGGAGTCTCACTCGACTTAGGCCTTTCGTCGTTTCCACCGAAAACTTCAGGGAACTTCGACTTCACGCGAGCATCTATTTGCTCGAAATATTCGTTTTCGCGGGGGTCGACCCCGGAGTTGACTAGTTTTTGATGCAGCCCTAGTGCAAAGCTGGTAACTTCTTCAAATCCGTCTGCACCAAACCACTGGTTTTTTGCCTGCCAGCGCAGGGTTTTTTCGTCTGGTTGAACAGATTGGGTCTGTTGTTGTCGCGGTTGTACCGCACTTTCTTCAACTTGTAAAGGGGGTGGACGAAAATTTTGTGCTTGTTGTAATTTTGTCTTAGCCTCAAACAAAGCTTCTTGAGCCGCAAGGATGGCATCGGTGTCAAACGACTCCTGTGCCGCCTTGTACTCTCGACGCGCTTTATCTAATTCTGCCCCCGCAGCGGTCTGGGCCATAGCACCATACTGTTGAGTGCCATTGTTGACGTACTGTTTAAGCTTGTTGTTTTCGTCGACGTAGTGCTGTGCAAGACGCTCAAGTTCTTGCTTTTCCCTCAAAAGGGCTTCTTTGGCACGGCGCTCGTCGTGACGCGCATGGGTTAACTCTTTGATGCGGTCTTGTGCCCCTCTTGTATAGGACTCAATCTCTTCATCAGTGGGGTCTTCCACCTCTCTGTCCAATGGCCTACGGCCACGGTCTTGGATAGGGGTATCGTCAACAATCTCAATTTCAACGTCATCTTCAGGCTGAACTATCTCAACCTTTTGACTTTTGTTGTCATCAAGTTCGTCGGGGAACTTATATTGCTCTGCCATTTCTGCTCCTTTAAGCGCGGGTTAGCCCACGAGGGTCTTGCACAACAGCGTCCACTTGGTCATCATTGATGAGCCGGAACTCCTTACCAAAGATCTTGAACCGTGTACCAGAATAGGTACGTACAAGTACAAAATCTCCTTCTTTGCACCAAGCGCCTGTGGGGAATTTGGTCTGATCTTTATATGCATCAGGGCCAACTTTCATCACAAACAACACGGTGGTTGCGCTTTCTTCTTGACGCATACTGGTTGTATCGCGCACAAGATCAAGCTCAGTGCCATCAATCTTTTCAGAAACTGGGGGCACGGCACACAAGATTCGCCAACCCGAAGGTTCTGGCAACATGGTGGCTTTTTCTTCATCTGTAGCGTCTTGCGCTGGCGCATCGACGGGTTGGATTACATCAGGCAGGGCGTATTGCCCCGGTTCTAAAACAAGTTCAGTCATCGGATTTTTCAACTTTCTCTGCAAGGTCAAGTAGATAACGCTCTGCAAGGGCTAGACCCTGAATAATCCCGCAGAGTTTTTGGTACTCTTCAAAAGTGCGACATGCCCCACCCGCGCAGTCATCTGCGTAGTTGTTCATATCGAAGCGTAATTTTTCGCGCAATACGCGTGCGAAGTCTTGAATCATTTAGTTGGTTTCTCCTTTTGTTGGTTCTGTGAGGCTTGTCTAACCAAGTCCATACCCATTTGCTGACGTTGCCGTTGCAACGCCCCAGCTTGAGACAGTGCGTTGTTCTGCTCTGCCTTTTTCTGAGACTTAAGCTGACCGGCTTTAGCCAGCGCATCCATCTGTATTTTTTTGTTGTTTTGCTTGGCTTGCTCCATCTTGGCCATTGCATCCATCTGCAAGCGTTGTTGCTCAAGCTGCAATTTGCCTTGGACTTCTTGGCTTTTTATCTGCACCTCTTGCTGGCGCAACTGCAACTCTTGTTGCTGCATCTGGAGCACGGGGTCTTGAGCTTGCTGTTGAGCTTGCTGTTGAGCAGCCTGCTGTTGACTTTGCTGAAGCACTTGTTGCGCGGCTTGGGCCATCATTGACGACAACGCCATCTCAACTTCAGGAGACATCTTCTCGCCCTCGGGAGGCAGAGGCATACCCATCTGTTGCTCTATCTTCTGACGGTAAGCAAAGCCTACATGCTCTGCAACGTGAGCCATCATCGCGCCTTGCATCAGTGGCGCTTTAGGGTTCTGGCCTATCAACTGCATGACGACGGGGTCTTGCATTGCCATCATGTGCACCTTGATATGGGACTCATGATCTTGGTAGAAGAACGCCTTCATAGGCTCCATACGCAGAGCCGCCATGTTCTCAGACACGGGGTCTTTGGGTTTCTGGTCGTCAGGCAGGGGCACAAGCTTGTCGGCATCCTTAATACCCAGCACCTCCAGCATGTTGCGGTGCAACTGCGGCAAGTCATAAATATCAGGCGCCATCTGCGCCATCTGAATGACGGCTTGGTACTGCACAACCCGCTGGCTCATTGTGGCCGCGTTGGGGTCGCTTACAGGGATGATGTCTATGTGGTCGTAGTCTGACTGCTTAGCCTTGCGTGGGGCATCTATGGGGTCGTAGTCGTAGTCTGGCTCGGTGTAGTCACGGATGATTGCCGCCAACAGACGCAACTCTTGCTTGAAGGTGTAGTGCAGTCGCGCTTGAACCGCAGACATGACTTTAAGCTGGCGCTCCAAAAGGGCCAAGGTTGTACCCACGGGAGCCTGTGCGGACATGTCCGACACGTTCATATCTGCGGTTGCAGCGAACCTACGCCCCTCCTCCACGATCTTGTCCAGCAAGCCAGACAGAACTATGGAAGGTTCCTTGTAGGGTAAGGGCAGGATGCTGTCACGCAGTGCCCCAGAGGCAATGTCTACGTCTCGCCATTCTCCGGGAGCGATAGGGGTGTCGTCTCCCTTAATGCGCATTCCGCGAGTTTTAAGACCTCCGGGTAAGTTAGAAAGCGTCCCAGCATCGACGAGCTGACGCATGAGACTGGTGGCCGACTTGGCGTATCCACCGATGAGGTGGAAGAGTCCAAAGCCGTAGGCTCCAAAGCCGGGGATGTACTGGTAGTGGACAAAGTGCTGGCGCTTGAGTCTGAGGGGATCATCTTGTTCCCAGTTCCTCCGAATAGACAGGACATCATTGCTTCCTTTAATTAGGGTAACTACGTATGGTTGCATTACGCCGGTAGGTTCACCGTCGTCGTCTTTGTCTTCATCTCCCTCTAATACCAAGTCAACATGGCACTCATACAGGGTGTAACGCTCGTCATTCAGATCACTAAAGCCGGTCTCTTTATCCTTGGCCTGCTTGATGTTGTCTTGATCTTTGCTGGGGTCAGGCAACTCAATGTCACGGTAAAAGCCTGCTTGCTGGAGCTTAATAATCTCGTTCTTGGTCTTGCGCATGACGTGTGTCAAACGGTAGCAAGTGTCTAAGTCGGTGGTTCCGTAGGGCAGAATAATGTCTTCCGCTGGTATGAACAT